TATGTTATTAATACTACCTGACTCTAATGCAGTTAAATTTGCATGTTTATTAGTAAGGTTACTGTAATCAACATAATAACTACCTTCTTGTCCATCTAACTTATCAGAATCCAGACCAGAGCCAGCACCATCAACCTGAACGACTGCTGCTAAAATATCTGCTGGTGTTTGATCTCCAGTAGCACCATCTTCTATACCGTTTATTTTGTCAGTAAATTCTTGAAGACCAAACAAAAGTTGATCACTGTTAGTATCTAAATCTGTTTCAGTAAGAACAGCACCATCTTGAAAATCTACTTTCTTAGCACTTATATTAGTATCTCTTTTAATAACAATAGCTGCTCCATTGGGAGGTTCATTACCAGAAGTAAATGTTATTTGAGTACCACTTGTGAAAGTATATTTAACACCTAGAGCTTGTAATGTCCCATTAACAGTGACATCTACATCAGATTGATCTAGGTAACTAAAACTAATGGCATAAGGCCCAGCAGTGGAACCAGAACCAGGAGCAGTATGATTAGTAAATGATGTTGCAGTGTTGGTAGCCATGGTTAATTAGATAAAGATGGAAGAGACTTTAAAGCTTCAAAGTTGTCATTGATTGCTTCTTGCTTGATAGCGGCTTGAACATTTGCGTATTCTAATGCACGTTCTGGATTTTTTTGTAACCATAGTTGTTTACCAGCTTTTTTATATACGTTTATAATATCTCTTAAAATATCTTCTGCTAGATCACGATTAGCTTCTTGTGCTTTAACTTCTATATCCATATTATTTTGTTGAATCATTTCACCTCTAACACTTTTCATTAGTGCTTGAAAATCTTTTTGTTGTATGCGGTTATGTAATGCTCTAACCATAGTTACGCCATTAATTTTTGCAAAAGCAGTTTCTTCAATTAGATCAAGATGTTCGTCATAAGTTAGTTCAATACGACTACCGATAGCTTGACCACTGGGTAATCTACCAAGACTAAGTTCATCTGAAGGTTGTGTAATCCTTGCACCTATTTCATCAAGTGTTGTTAAGACTGTATTATTAACGCTGTTTGTTTCTTTAATTGGATTAAGAACACTCATATTGTCAGGACCAAAACCAACAGGATATTCAATAATAGAACCTGTTATAAAGTTTCTCATTGGTCGTAAATCGCCATAACCAGGAACTGTTGCTGCTAATTCGTTATGAAACTTTCTTAACCATACAAAACCATCATCACCTGCTCTTACTCTTTTATCTATTATTGCTCTATCAGAAGTTATATTTCTTTTAACTGATCTTCCTAGTGAGCTTACAGGATTGACTGTAGCTGCGACTCTTCTTGCAAGCCAGCTTTCTAATTTATATGGTTTTCCTAGCAAATCAGCTAGTTCAGTAATACCTTGTAGATAAGTTTTATTAGTAATATTTCGACCTAATGCAACTGAAGCAGCAACACCAAAATCATCACGATCTTGTTTACTAAGACCACCTGTAATAGCTGCTGAATCGGCAGCCATCATAAGAAAAGAAGACCAAGGATCTAACCTTTTAAAACCAACATATTTATATCTAGGTTTACCATCCTTACCCATGCGTACTTTACCATTTTCATCTTTTAAAAGAAACCTAAAACTGTAAGGTTGCCAACCTGTAGCTCGCTTTTGATTAAGCATATTGTAATCAGAAGGACCACCACCAGTTATTGCTAATTCAGACATAGGATCATTTATTGAAAATGCAGTCATAGCAGCTACAGACCATATAGCACCACCAGTAATCATTTCTCCTTTAGCTTTAGCAGCAATAGATGGATCTGTGCTTTTTAATGCTTGCCTATATTCTTGAAGAGCCATATTAAGACCAGGAGTTCTTCTTACCTGTGCTTTAAATATATTGATTGGTGTTCTTACAAATGGAAAAATTATTCTACCTGCTGGATGTCTTGCTACTCCTTGTATTGCACCCCCTAAACTACCTTCTGGTAGATCAGCAGTAAATGTAGTCTCAGCAGCATATTGTTGTGCTTTTTCGTATAAATCTAAAACAGACTTATCTTTGACTTTTGCCATGCTATTTTTATTTACAATCTCAATAGTGCCATCAAATTGTTGTTGTATATGTTTTTGTAAGTCAGATCCTTGTAAACCTTTTCTCATGCCATCTTCCCAAGCACTAGCTTTTACATAAGATCTAAAGTTTAGTTGTTTAAAAAATTCATCCTCTGCAAGTAAGAAACGACTAGGTAAACGCATTGTTGTACCAAGAAAGTTAATTGTATTAGCTAAGTTCCCTTCACCTTCCATTCTTACTTGAAAGCGATCAGCATCTTGAATCATTGCACCAGGGTTAACAATATTATCTTCAATTTGAAATGCTTGTTTTGCTCCTTTAAATGAATCAGTAATTGATGACATTAGGTAATACAATTCTTTACCACCTCTAATAGCACCTGTCATATCACCTTGCACAGCAGAACCAAGTGTTTGTTCTAATGGTCTGGCTAAAGTGTTTAAGGCAGTAGAAAGTACGTTTACAGCGTGTGTTTCTGGTCCAGATAATATTGAGTTGATAAATATCTCATTCTGTACTTTTAAACCTCTCATTAGTGGGCTTTCATTAGCCATTTTTTGTAAGGCTTGAGGATTACCTTGTGCTGCTTGTAACTTTTTGGTAATTATTCTTAGTTTTTTTAGTGATGCTTTATCACCTGTTTCAGCAGCATCTAATATTTCTTGTATTGAGAATTGACTTAATGGATCTGTTGGTTCTTTTACAGTTCCTCTAATGTCAGTAGCTTGATCTATTGCTTTTTCTGCTGGTGTTCTACCTGCCAAATCATCTACAGAAGCAGCTACTTTACCTACTCCACCACCTGCCCTATTAGCAGCTAATGTTTGTGCTGGTACTGTTTTAAGAGGTTTGTTAAGAGTTATAAGACCATCTAATACTTTTGCTTCAGTAACAAATTGTTCTTTTAATTCTTGAAACCCTGCTTTATTGCCAGAAGCTAGTGTTTCATCCATTGATTTTGCTAATGATGCTAGGTTAATTGCGTTTTTATTCATTAGCTGATTCATTGATATTAGTGTTGCAGGTAGGTCTTGTTCTCCCCCTCTGCCATATCTAGCATTAAATAATCTTGCAGATTCAACAGTCTCTGCTGGTAACAGGTCATTTGCAGAAGTGACCATATCAGCAAAAGTTCTTTTGTAAGGCCAAGCATTATTAGCATCAAGTTCTTTTATCTTGTTTGCTCTATCAATAATTAGTTTTTGAACATCAGGATCACCACCGCCTGTAAGAGTTTCTGCTTGATAGTACTGTCCTTTTGTTTTGGTTTTTGTGTTAAATGTCGTATCTACTTTTTCACCGTCTTTAACAATTTTGTTAGGAAGGTTTAGATCATCAATGATTTCATCACCAAGATTATCAACGACATTATCTGTCATTAATATTTCATCTCGTCTTGCTAGTCTTTTTATTATCCTTTCATACAACTCAGGTGTTTTTTTAATTGCTTTTACACCTACACCAAAAGCAGTAAGGGCTTCACCTGCTACCAATCCACCACTTGCCTGTCTAAAACGTGCTTCAGCTACACCTATCTCCTCTTGTGTTTTAGCTTTTAAAAGATCACTTATAGGTGTTGCTAATCTTGGATGCTTGTCAATTATATTGAACAAGTTTTCTTCATAAGGATCTTGCACAACAGCATCAGTAATAAAACCTGCAAGAGCATTTCTAGCCCAAGCATTGTTCATACCTACTAGCTTTGTACCTTTCAATCCTTTACTGATAGCACCAGCAGGCAGTAAGAACTGTGTTATGGCCTGTGGTACTGTATATGACCAATCCTCTTTATCACCTTTTATTTCAAGACCTAATGCTTGTAAATCTATAAGTTCATTATTATCGTATGGATTGCCAACAGCGTAATCATAAATATCATCTACAAATTCAACAGTTTCATTTACAGCTTTTATAGGACCAGATAAAGCACCTCTGATAACTTTAGAAGTGGTAGTTTGTTTTATCTGCTCACCACGTTTTCTTTGATTTTCACGAAATCTTTTACCAGCTTCTTGTCGTTCATCTCTAAACTTTTTAAGACGAGCTATTGGATTTGAATCGGTCATTGTTATTTAAGATTTTTGTTTAAACTTTCCTTGTTCTGCAAGAAAATCAAGGGCATTGTTATAATGAGAACCTCCTTGACTTAGTTTTGGTAATGCGCTTTTTACTGAAGTTCCAAAAGAATCTGTCCTTGTTAAGCCATCAGTATCTAAAGTTGATACATTACCTGTCAATATAGCTGCATATAATTCTTTTACGCCATGACCTGGTTTTACACCCCTATCTTTTAAATACCTTACAACTGGTCCTAACATCTGTTTTTCAAAACTCATACCATCTCGGTATCCATATGCTTTACGTTCTGGAATACCAAATTGAATTAAACCTTTAAAATTATTACCTTCTCCACCTATTATTTGAGGATCAAATGTACCCATTGTTTCTTGTGAAATCACAGCAGCTAGGTCTTCGGGTCTTACTCCTAACTCATTTGCTGCTGAAACAATAGCTTGTTGTTTACTGCCACTACTAATTACAGGTGTTGTTTCTCCGATAGTTGGGACAATTAATTCATCTCCTTCTTTTATTAAATCTGGATTAGTTATATTATTTGCTTCTATAAGAGCTTGTAATGGTACACCAAACTGTTCTGCTATTTGAGTTAAGGTGTCTCCTAATTCAATAGTTACCGTAGTTGGAGTGTCATCATCAGTAAAAGCACCAGCTTCAAAATCAGAATTTGCATCACCTTGAATATCATCTAGATTTTGTTTTTTGTTTTGATTATCTATATCTTGTTTTTTGTCTTTGAATGATTCAATAATTGTAGCTGGATTCATTTCTCTAGCTTTATTTATATATTTCAATTTTATTTCATTTATCTTATTAATAATTTCTAACGTAGTTGCTTTTCTGCCAGCTTCACTTGTTCTATATTCATATAATTCTATTTTTGCTTGATTATAAAAATCATTAACATTTCTTGTTCCACTATTGTTAAGTTGACCAGTACCAAAAATACTCATTGCACTATCTTTTCTAAATTCACCAGTTAACTCTGATTTTAATTCTGTTAAACCTTTATTAATTTCTGTATATAAACCTTTCTCCGCATCATCTGTTGCATCTAATAAATCTTTTAATAAAGTTCTATTTTGTGGTGAATTTTCTACACTGTTAAACCAATTCATAGCAGCAGTAAAACCACCTTCTTTAGATCCGTATGCGTTTGATTGAATGTTTATTCTTGTTTCAGCCCAACTTTGTCTACCATCCATATCTAAAACATTACCTGTTGATAAAATATCTTTTGCTTTAAATGGGTATTTTTTTGCTGTATTTTCTAAGATTCTTGGATCACCAGTTTCTATAAATGCTTTTACGTTAGTTTCAATTTCATCATTCTGTAATCTTTTCTTCTGTAATTCTCTTCGTTTTTCTGTCTTGTAAACATAGTCGTTTACTTGTCTTCTTAGAGTATTTACTTTGCTTTGATAATCAGGATGAGATGTAAGGTTTAAGCTACCACCAGGTCCATAAGGAAATTTTTCAGCAATGGCTAAAATATCTTCGGCTCCATCTATATCACCATTACCAGAAAGACCTCTTGCTTCTGCTGATTCTGTAATTACTTTTACAAGATTTTTATTTATATCACTTCTATCTTTTGCTGGTAAACCTAATTTATTAATAGTGTTTTCAAAATCAAGTATTAATTTTTCATCTAATGTGTCAGGACTAATTATAATATTTTCTACTAAAGGAATTGCTAAAGATTTAATATTTTCTACTTTTATTTTTTTAAATTCTTTTATGTGGTGTGATGATACTGTTTCAGTTGCAGATGCTAATTTTGGTAAGAAATGTTCTGTTACATAAATTGATTTAACATCACTTAATTGATCAACAACTTTCTCTCTTTCACCTGTTAACCAGTTCTGATATTCTGGAGAATCAAGAGAAAATTCACTTAAAGATTTTCCATCTATTCGAGTAGTTTGATAACTTGTTCGTAAATTTGTTTCAAAGTTATTACCTAATATTTGTGCCTTAGTTTTTTGATAAGCTCTATCAGCAAAAATGCTACCTCCTATTAATTGTCTTGCTGCTTCTTCTCCTTTTTTCTTGCCTATTTCTTTACTAGTTTCTTTAAAGCCTTCAAAAGATCGTTCAATAGCAATATCCATACCTTCAGCTTTTTCTTCTTCAATACTTCTATCCATGTAAAAATCAAGCACTGGATTTACTGCTGACAAGGCTTTTGTTAATTGAGTAAAAGCATCATCTTTTATAAAAGGTACAGTGCTTTGCCTGACAAAGGTGTCAACAGGACCTGCTGAAGATTGAAATGTAGGGGGACGGTAACTAGATGTCATTAAAGCTTACCAATATTTGTACCGACAAGGTTTGTATAAGATTGAACACCAGCACCTAATAGATCAAAAATACCACTGGTATTTGCTCTAGCTCTTGCATAAGCCTGATTTTGCATATCTGTAGCAGCGTTCAACCTGCTATCTCTTTGTGCTGCTAATCCTAATGATTGTCTTCTAAATTGTGC